TAGGCAGCACTGCTTGAGAAGTACACTACCTTCTTAGGCTTAGTCTTTAAGCACCACTGAAAGAACTCAGAGTCAATAGAAAAGTTATCAGCCACTGCAAGTGGGCGACCCTCGATGGATTCACGCCCACCTACGATGGCTGCAAGATGAACTACTAGGTCAAACTGCGTCTCATTCTCCTTAAAGAAATCCCTACAGTCCACTCCATCTTTTGTATCTACTACAGTCAAGTCCCAGTTGTCTGCAAGTAGATGGTTGTTAAAGTAACTACCAACGAAGCCAAGTCCACCAGTCACCAGTGCTTTCTTCATTGACTTACCTTCATCATAACTCTAATAGCATCATCTTTGAGTTCGTGTGTGCAATAATCTCTGAAGACCTCAGCATCGTGATTGCCAATCTCAGATGAGTTAACCTCCTGATACTGAGCATCTACCTTAGACTTGCCAGCCATATAGTGCATATGTTCTACGATTACATCAGGGTTATAGTCTAGGCAACTAAGTACCTGACCCATAAGTTTCCAGAAGTTATCCATATACAGATGAATAAGTCGTGGTGGTGCAAAGAAGCCCAGCTCTTTACTGATATTGGTAGACATCATCACCGCTGTGGGCAGGTTCTCACCCTGGAACAAGTCATTACCATATGAGATACCAAAGCCTCTAGCCTTGATAGGTTCATACAACTTCTCATCCCAGCCATCGGTTCTAACGATGTGGTCATCACCCATAAAACTTATGGTCTTGTACTTATCCTCATACCTAGATACAAGTAAGTTCAGAGTTCCATTCATCCGCAGTCTAGGATTAACCTCACGGATAACACCTTCAATCTCAGGGTAGTTATCAGCATCATCCTCATCTAGACCTATCATTAGGTCAGAGATAGTGCTGTGCTTCTTCAATGCTTCAAATGCAGCAATAGCTTTATCAGGTCTGCCTCTTGCTGGAATTATTACTAGGTTAGTATTCATTAGTATTTAACCTCCGCGTTGTTACGTCTAACCATACGACCTATCTCATCGCAGTTCTCTATACGACAGGTAGCATAATCTACGAATAGTGGTACGTGCTGGTCAGCATTGGCATACATAGGACCGAAGCGATTCTTTACTGGGGCCACACGTAGTGTGCCCTCTAGCGGAGAATAACCAAGGGTAAGTATCAGACTCGGGAGTTGCGAAATTTTCCCGTGAATCGCTCGTCTAGCAGGTGGGGTAGTGGTATCTCCATACTCACCCTGCTCAGAGACGTGGTGTAGAACCAACACACAGGCTTCAGTCTTTCTAGCCATATCGTGCAGCTCCATCATTATCTGACGAAGACCTGCCCATTCATTCTCGTGTTCTGCTACTACGTTCATCAAGTTATCTATGACTATAAGTTCTGGTGCAATACCAAAGACTTCTACATAGGCCTTGATTTCCATTTCAATATCATCTAGTGATGGCGATGAGTCAAAGACCCATTGGATATGAGACATATCCTGCAGGTATCTATCGTAGTAACGTGGGTTATTTTGTAGGTTAGTCTCGACACTGACCTGTCCGTGACCTGACAATGCCGAGGCTACTCTAATCATTACTGTTGCGGTATCAGTATCTGCCGAAAAGAAAAGAGTTGGAACCTTTGCTCGTATGGCATAGACCAAAGCAAACATAGACTTTCCCGCATTTGGTGCAGCGGCAACCATACACACTTGACCTCTGCGGAATTTAATCTGTTTCTTGCTCAGGTCCTGCCATACATCGGGCAAAGGAGTAGCCTTAGTTGTTACGCTATTCCAAGCACGTGACAGCTTAAGCACTTCTTTCCTCTCTTGGTAGAACTATCCCTCGTCTTCTTCTTATCAGCGTTCTTTCGTAAGCTGTAAGTCCTCCCCATACACCAAATCTTTCAAATCTGATGCCCCATTCTGCACACTCAGCTTTATGGATACAGTTGTTACATATATTTCTAGCGTAGACAATATCCCCGTTGGTGCCGTATCCCTGTTCGGGGAACCAGGCATCTCCGTTTCCTGTTTGTGCACATAGCGGAGCCTCGTAGTTACGTGGCTCTCGCATCTTGTTACCTGACCCAGATTGTTGGGCACTTCTCAGCCTGTGGCGTTCCTTTCGGAGAGGCGCACATATAACCCTTCCAAGGTCCTTTAGCCCCTACACCTTCACGGTAGCCCATAGTTCCGTGCTTACACACGTGAGCACTACTAGATGCTGCAGCGTGGTCATTGAACTCAGGTGATGAACTTACAGGTGTGGCATTTAACTGCCGTGCCACTTGGTCAACTGACAATGCAGCTCCAGGTGTGCTAAGTAATTCCTTCTCTGTAGTCTTAATCAATGTAGCCAGCATAGAGATGTCAGTAATCTGAGTCTCTAAGTCCTTCACATTATCAGCGTAAATGTTAATTAAAGTTCCATCTTTATGAGTCTTGAAATTCACTTGGAACTTAGTTGTTTCTGCAGCCATTTATTTTCCTCCATTATGCTTGATTGAAAGCCTTGCGCTTTCCTTGCCTTGCTTAGTTGGCACGAAGCCTAGTGCTTTCTCCACCGCTTCTTTGTCAACTGTATTTGCTTGGACTGTTGTCCACTTAATCTCGAAACCAGATTTAGTTACGCCGAGTAATCCAGAAAGTCCTTCTCTTAAGGCTTCCTTTCGTTCGGTCAGTTCCTTAATCTGGTTATCGAGTTGTACATATTCCATCGCAGAGGAGTCTGCTTCAGGATTATCTATCACTGGTAACTCAGTTTTTGTAACTTCTTTTTTTAGACCAACGCATCCCATCTCGCCTGTTGAATCAAAGTACTTGCAATAGAACTTGCAGTAAGATTCATCGCGCTCAGGTGCTGGTGCTTCAGCAGAGTCTTTGATAGCAGCAAGCCAGTCGAGGGCCTCTAACGCTATCTTCTCATCGTAAGGTTCGGAGTGAACCTTTATATCTCTTTCATCTCCATCTCTTGGGATGGCTACCAAATTAACAGTACTGACCTTCCCCTTGCCAGACTTTTCAATAAGGTAGCCATAGGTTTGCACCTGCCACCGTTGCTGTTGTGACGGGAAGTATGAAAGGTTTTTAGCCTTTACGGTTTTCCAGTCGATAACATCTCCCGAGTCTGGTAGAAACGCATCGACGTGAGCCTTCATCCCGTTGTACTCAACAGTGGTCTCAAGCATTATGGAGTTGTCACCAGCAAATGCAGATTCGATTGCAGAGTGTATGGCTGTGCCCATTATGGCAGCGAGCTTTAACTCATTATCATTAGTTTCTGGCTGGTTGTTGAGTCGATACCAAACCTTACGGCGGCATCCACCCAATTCTGATGGACCAATCTGCACCTGTGTGCTACGTGGTCTGTTGTTTTCTTTATCGTGTAAAGCCTTGATTAGCTTTTCTTTTATATCCATAGTTGCCACCTAGTAAATGTAACATTAAAGAACAAAAAGTTCAACTGAAATATAGATGCTTCGTGCATCCCTGACGGATGGTCATATAGTTTATAGTAATCAAAACCTAAAGCAAAGTTATTTATGTAATGGCGATTAACGTGAATGGTATATCGCTTTGTATCTTTCTTCATTAGTATTCCCTTCCTTGAGAAACCAACTGTATTGGAGGGCAGGTATTGATGTCCAGTACCGAAGCTATCTCAACAGCTCTTCGGGCGTGTCGCTCTGGGTCTAGATTAAGTTGACGAGCAGAAAGACCAGCAAGGTAGCCAAGAGCAAACTGCCCACCAGTGCCAAGACCGTAGAGATTTTTGTCGCTCTTGATAAACGATAGGTCCACTGCGATATGAAATAGATTACCGCTAAACGCAATGAGATAATCAAATCCAGAATCTTTATCCTTGACTGCTTCATAAGGGTCATATCCATTCTCTTTGAATGTCGTAACTATAGACGGAAGAACCTGCTTACCCATCCACTGGATAGGGTCTGCGCCTTTATAGACAGGCGGCTTCCAGTTGTAAGTTAAGATATCTCCTGGGCGCGAGTCACCTGTAATACCAAACAGATACTTACCGACGGAGATTATCTTTGGCGTGTTAGTACTTATAGTGCGTAAGTTATCCTCGGTGATTTGAGAATCTGCTGCAAGAACACAGCGGTCCTCTAGCTGAACTCCTATTAACGTGGTCATAGTTACAAAATCTTATCCTATCTACGGCGTGTCGCGGCAGCGACACTCCCAGCGGTTCACTACAATATGAGCCGAAGGCGAATTACAGACGGCCCCTTACGGGGCCGAGGCCGCCCATTAGAAGGCCGAGAGGCGACTGACTACAGGAAGGAGCCGTGCCGAGCAATGTGGCTCCGTCTACCAAGGCTGCGGAAAAATAGTCTACCACCAATACAGGCCTCTGACCTCAGAGGTGTTGGTCCGACGCATCAATGCGTCTGCGGATGTACGGTATTTAGTACATATGTTCAGTTTGATAACTATGAAATCTGCTGGTATGCCCTGGATGTTCAGTGTGCTAACTGCGGAAACCTACTTAAAGCTCCCTGTCCTATAGACAATCCCGATATTCAGGCATAAAAAAAGAAGGCCCCAGGATTTCTCCCAGGGCCTTTGCCTCGCGCTACTAACTACTAAGCGTCTGCCGCCTTATCGAACTTCAATCCGAAGTCCTGTTCTGCTCTGTCTGCCCACTTAACTACAGGTGCTGTTAGACCACCGATAAGTACTGCATACTCTGGAGCCATATCTGTCAATAGGGCTAGTCCCATAGT